ATGGTGGAGAGCACACTGGAGGAACTACTGTCAAGACAAAAATACACGTCAATCAACATAACGTCCGCGCTAACGCGAAAGGTGCTGACCTGCCTGTGCTAACGGTGAAGACCTACAAAGAAAACCGAACGTGCAATAAGGTTAAGATACACGGCTCAAGTACCGTGGTGTACAGTCCTGACAAGCCGCTATCCTGCGGGGCGAAGGTGTGGATTGAAACTGAATCTGAGGTGGAGGTAGAGGCATGAAATGCTTAGCGTGTGATGCAATACTGACGGACTACGAAGCCACGTTGAAGGACGCCTCTACAGGCGCTTATGTCAACGAGTGCGTGGAATGTATTCAGGGCGGTACAGGTGACTTAGCGCTGCAAGAGCGGCTAGACCTCAAAACTGTACACGACTTAGGCTTAGACATTTTAGACTTTGATACGGATTAGTAATGCTAACAATCGACATTGAAACAGATATGAAGCAAACAGTGATATGGTGCGCCTGTGCCGAGGATGTCGATACAGGTGACCTTACTGTACACACTGAAGCGAAGACGCTGCAGGCTCTTGTGGACGAACACGACGGCATAGTGACGTATAACGGACTAGGCTTTGACGTGCCAGTGATGGAGAGGCTGTGGGGTATGAACTTCACAGGCAAGAAGCACAGCGACGCTATGGTGCTATCTCGCCTCTACAACCCTGCACAGGCAGGAGGACACAGCTTGCGCTCTTGGGGTGAAAGGCTGAAGTATCCCAAGGACGACTTTACAGACTACGACGGCGGCTTGTGTGAGGAAATGATTACTTACTGCAAGCGTGACGTAGAGCTGACGACCAAGGTTTATAAGAAGCTGATTGCTGCGTTGGCTAAAGAACGCTTCAGCCAAGACGTTATAGACCTTGAGCATCGCGTTACAGCAGAGCTAGAGCTGCAACGACAGAACGGCTTCAAGATAGACCTGCCCAAGGCTAACGAGCTGTACAGCCGTCTGTCTCATCGTATGCGTGAGATTGAAGTGGAGCTGCAGGCTGAGTTTCCACCTATCGTGACTGAGCGTTACTCAGAGAAGACAGGCAAGCGCCTCAAGGACAACGTAGAAGTCTTTAACGTTGGCAGCAGGCTGCAGATAGCCAAGCGCCTACAGAGCATTGGCATACGCTTCACTGACAAGACCGAAGGCGGTAGCTACAAGATAGACGAGAACGTGCTAGAGGGTATAGACAACCCATCAGCACAGCTTGTCGCTGAGTACCTTCTAGTACAGAAAAGGGCTAGTCAGGTTAGTTCGTGGCTAGAGGCTGTAGAGGCAGACGGCAGAGTGCATGGCCGTGTCTTTAGCAGCGGTGCAGCGACAGGCAGGATGACGCATATATCGCCTAACATGGCGCAAGTGCCTGCAACACGCAAGGTTGTGGACAGCATGACGCCAGTGCAGAAGCTGAAGGCTACGCTAGGCGGCGAGTGTCGTTCGTGTTGGACGGTAGAGGAAGGCAACAAGCTAGTCGGCGTAGACGCCTCAGGCTTAGAGCTTCGTATGCTAGCGCACTACATGAAGGACGAAGAATACGTGCAGACAATCTTGGAAGGCGACATACACAGCGCCAACCAAGCTGCAGCAGGACTTGACACACGTGACCAAGCAAAGACGTTCATCTATGCGTTCTTGTACGGTGCGGGTGACGAGAAGATAGGCAGCATTGCAGGCAAGGGTGCTGCCCACGGCAAGAAGCTAAAGAAAGACTTCCTCGACAACATCCCTTCTTTGAAGACGTTGAAGACGACAGTCGAGAACTTAGCTGACACAAACGGCAGTCTACCTAGCTTAGACGGTCGCAGGATACGCATTCGCAAGGCCTACAGCGCACTCAACTTCCTGTTACAGGGTGGTGGTGCTGCGTTGATGAAGAAGGCTCTATTGAACGGTGTTGACAGTCTTAGGGAGGCAGGTATTCCTTTTAAGATGGTCGCTAACGTGCATGACGAGTTTCAGGTAGAGACACCGGAGGCTTTTGCCAAGGCTGTCGGGCTACACTTCCGCAATGCTATCCGCAAAGCAGGCGACGATTTTGGACTACGTTGCCCTATGGACGGTGAATTTCAGATTGGAAACAACTGGTCAGAAACCCATTGATCTTTTTAACCACGTATGATAGACTATATTGTCTTTATTAAGGAGCTACACAATGACAAATGTAAATCTTAAGCCACTTCCCATCAAAGGTACTGTGTACTGGGCTAACCTTTCATCCAAGAACGCTATGTCAGGCAAGTATCAGTTTGACCTTGGCAATCTCTCTAGCGCTGCAGTGAATGCACTAGAAGAGCGAGGAATGAAGCCACGCAACAAAGGTGATGACAAAGAAGACTTCATCACTATCAAGTCTAGCAATCCCATCCGCGCTTACAACACAAGCGGTGACGAGATTGGCTGCTTAGTCGGTAACGGATCAACAGCTGCTGCCGTTGTAGGACACTATGATTGGAAGTCTCCTGCAGGTCAGCAAGGCCGTTCGCCAAGCTGCCTCAAGCTAGTCATTACAGACTTGAATGAGTACACAGAAGAAGGCGGCAGCGTCGACTTTGATCTAGAAGCGGCTCTATAATGCTTCTTATCGATGGCGACATATACTGCTATCGAGTGGCTTGTGCGTGCGAGACTGACGCACAGGCCAACTTTAGCACCGCACTAGCACAGGCTAGACGCGCCTTAGACTCGCTCATCGCAGACACTCTAGTGTTCTATCCAGACCACAACTACATTTTCTACCTCACTGGCAAAGGTAACTTCCGCAACGAAGTTGCCGTAACAGCGCCTTACAAAGGCAATCGCAAGACCAAGGACAAGCCTATACTGTTGTCTGTCTTGCGTGACTACGCTGTTGATATGTGGGACGCTGTAGTTGTGGAAGGTGAAGAGGCTGATGACGCGATAGCTACGGCGGCTTCTACTGCCTACCTTAACGACCATCCTATCATGGTCAGTATTGACAAAGACTTTGACCAAGTGGCGGGGCTGCATTACAACTTCGTCAAGCGAGAAGAATACTTTGTTAGCACTGACGCAGGCACGAAGAGCTTCTACAAGCAGATACTGACAGGCGATTCTATCGACAACATCATCGGTGTTGACGGCATAGGCGCAGGCGGTGCTGAGGACTTGATAGGCAACTGTCGTAAAGAGACTGACATGTGGGACATCTGCGAAGACCAACTAGGCTACGACAGGGCGTTAGAGAACGCTAGGCTATTATGGCTGCGTCGTAGAGCAGGTCAGATGTGGATGCCACCACGTGAGAGGTCTAAGGAGGACAGACACTATGGGCAAGCAACTGGTTCCACGCACTAGAGCAGGCAAGACTTGGACTGAAGCACGCTACTGGCAGTTCATCCGTTCAGCGCTTCGTCAAGCCTACTCACGCTACCCTGTGAAGTTTCAGGTTAAGAAGGACGCAGAGAGGACAGTGACGGGATGCAGACACAAGTACGAGTATCAGTGTGCTGAGTGTTCTGAGTGGTTTACCAACAAAGAAATACAGGTCGACCATATTGTCCCTGCAGGTAAGCTAAGCAGCTACAAAGACATTGCAGGTTTTGCAGAGCGTTTGTTCTGCGAGGCTGAAGGAATGCAGGTGCTGTGCTTAGAGTGCCACCAAAGCAAGACTAACGCAGAACGTAAAGCGAGGAAGAAAGCATGAGACACTTTGTTATCCCTGACACACAGGTTAAACCTGACTCTAACATTGAGCATCTAACGTGGGCAGGGAAGTACGCTGTGTCACTGAAGCCTGATGTTATAGTACACCTTGGCGACCACTGGGACTTTCCTAGCCTGTCTAGTTACGACAAGGGTAAGAAGTCCTTTGAAGGCCGTCGCTATCAGCAGGACGTAGAAGCAGGTAAGAAGGCTATGGAGGCTTTCTTAGCGCCTATACGTGAAGAGCAGGCACGACAGCGCACTAACAAGCACAAGGTGTGGCGTCCTAAGCTAGTGTTCCTACTGGGAAACCACGAGAATCGCATAACACGTGCTGTTAACGACAGCCCAGAGCTAGAAGGTCTGATGTCCTTTGAAGACTTAGGACTGAAGAAGATGGGTTGGGAAGTAGTGCCGTTCTTAGAAGTTAAGATGATTAACGGCATTGCCTACTCACACTACTTCACCTCTGGTGTTATGGGACGCCCTGTGTCGTCTGCTAAGCTGATGCTGACTAAGAAAATGGTAAGCTGCGTGATGGGACACGTGCAGGACAGAGACATCGCCTACGCTCGCAGAGCTGACGGTGTGTCAGTGACTGGACTGTTTGCAGGCATCTTCTACCAAGAAGACCAAGACTACCTGTCGCCACAGACTAACCAGTCATGGCGTGGCATCTGGGTGTTCAACGAAGTCAACGACGGTAGCTTTGACGAGCTGCCTATAAGTATGTCTTATCTGCGTAAGAAGTTTGGGGAGAAAGCAGAATGAGTCTTACATTCAAAGACGTTAAATACCAACTAAGCATGCTTGACGAAGTGCTTGTGTTGGAAGTGTTAGACATAAACTCCACAGAGCTTGTAGAACGCTTTGAGGACAAAATAGAAGATAAACTAGATCAGATCATTGAAGGTCTGGGAGGAGATACAGATGAGCTTTCTTGACAAGTCTCCTGCTGAAGAGTGGGATGCTGTAATTAAGAAACGTAGAGCAGAGG